TACCAGTAGTAAGGCTTTGACCAACATAATTTCCATAAGAACCACCTACTGCTGTGTTACAAATGCCTGTTGTTTGGTTATACAAAGCATTTGTTCCAATAGCCACAAATCCTGTTGCTGTTGTCGTTGAATAAGCCGCAGAATTGCCAATTGCTACATTTGAAAAGCCTGTAGTATTTGAATACATAGCCAAATAACCTAAAACAGAATTATTTGACCCTGTAGTAGTTGACCTTAATGCGCTAGAACCTATTACAGCATTTCCAGCACCAGTAGTATTGCTAAAATTAGCTTGATATCCTACTGCTGTGTTATTAGATGCGGTGGTGTTTGAGAATAGTGCTGACCTGCCAATGGCGGTGTTGTTAGAGCCTGTTGTATTAGAAAACAAAGACCCTCTACCTAAAGCAGCTAAATCAGCACCAGTAGTATTAGAGGTTGCTGAACCTTGACCAACTGCTGTGTTTGAAGATGCAGATGTATTGGCACTTAAACAGCTTTCTCCAACGGCTGTATTTCCTGAACCTGTGCTTAGTCTTAAAGCAGAGCCACCAATAGCAGTAATTTGGTCGCCTGTAGTGCTTGTGTAAGCTGCTTGATAACCTACGGCTGTGTTATTAGATGCGGTGGTGTTATAAGCCAAAGCACCGTTACCAACACCAACATTGTTTGAGCCTGTAGTGTTGAAATATAAAGTAGGAACTGTAACGCCTGTGTTTGCTCCACCAATTGCTGTGTTTTGATTACCAGTTGTATTTGTTCGGAGAGATGAGTTACCAAAAGCAGAATTACCAATACCAGTAGTATTGCTGTAACCAGCACGATAACCAAAAAAGTTATTTTCTGCACCAGTAGTATTGGCATATCCAGCTTGATAACCTGTGGCTGTGCTTTCAGATGCGGTGGTGTTGGAGTAAAGTGCTTCAGCACCTAACGCTGTGTTATAGCTACCAGAACTTAAATAGCGTAATGCTTGGTCGCCAACCGCAACAGTCTTGGTAGTTGTTGAAAAAGAACCATTGCTAGAAATTGTATTGTTGCCAATAGCTACTGTGTTTGATATTGTTTGACCATTTATACCAGCGGAGTTTCCTACAAACACATTTAATGCACCTGTAGTGTTGTAGTACCCAGCTTGATAGCCTACTGCTGTGTTATTAGATGCTGTGGTGTTGTTTTGTAGTGAACCTGTACCAACAGCAATGTTGTAATTACCTGTGGTATTAGAAAGCAAAGCAGAACCTACAGAACCGTCATTACCACCAATACCTGTGTTACCAGCACCAGTTGTGTTGCTATAAAGAACTCTATGTCCAAAAGCTGTAATACGACCTGTTGTATTTGCTACACCAGCCTGATAACCTACGGCTGTATTATTGGAAGCGGTAGTGTTTGCACCTAAAGCAGATTCACCCATTGCGGTGTTGCTTCCGCCAGTTGTATTTGTGGCTAAAGCACCATTACCTAAAACTGTATTAGTAGCAACAGCACCACCACCCTTACCAACAGTAAGACCTGATATAGAAGCATCGTTAGCCATTGTTACTGTAGTGCCGTTAAAGGTAAAGTCGGCATCGTCTTGGATTAAGCCTGATGTTCCTGCGTAGAGAACACGCCCAGAGGTTAGACTCGATAGGGTTGCAGTAGTGCCAGCAACAGTAGCGCCAGCACCGATAATCTGAACAGGAGAAGAAGCAGCGTTACCGACCCACACTTTCTTGTCGGTGACATTGACCGCAGCTTCGCCCTGTACCAGAGTAGTGGGGGTAGCGGCTGCAGTTACGCTGTTTTTAAGTTTTAAGGTTGTAGGCATATTTTATCTTCCTAAGTGTAGCACATCTTTAAAGTTTTGTCAAGTGTTTTTAGAAACTTCCACCATCAATAGTTCCACTGATTTTACTGCCGTCTAGACTGGTAATCCACGATGGATTGGCATAGCTTCCTGTGGTAACTACACCATTGGTGACAGTCCCAGCATTGCCTGAAATAGACCCACTAATCGTAGAACTGAAAGTCTTTGTTCCAGCAACAGTTTGGTCGCCAGTGAGCTTTACAACAGCACTATCGGCGGCATAGCCAGCTAAGGCATGGTTGCCCCATCCAAAGGCAGTATCAGCGCTAGTGCCTTGGGCTGAAGTGGCATAGGCTGTTGCTGCGGTAGTTGCTGCTGTACCAAGCCCTAAATTGGTTCTAGCAACACTAGTATCTGGCAAGTCTGATAGATTGTTAGCTTTTGCTAAGAAACTATTACCAGCAGCGTAAGCGTCTACCCACGCAGAGCCGGTATAGACCTTCATATAGCCTAAAGAGCTGTTGAAGTATAATGCACCAGCGACTAAAGCATTGCCATCGTTATCTAATGTAGGGTCGCTAGTCTTAGCGCCTAAGTATCTATCATCGAAGTTATCGTAGGCAGTTAATGTCTGGTCTCTAGCGGTTTCTGCTGCGACCTGAGCTGCAGATGCGTTGGTTGCTGCTGTTGATGCTGTTGATGCACTATTGGCTGCGTTAGTTGCCGATGTGGACGCAGACGATGCACTATTGCTTGCGTTAGTTGCGGAAGTACTAGCATTACTAGCTTGTGTTGTTGCCGTTGATGCTGACGATGTAGCCGATGATGCTGACGCACTAGCGTTGCTTGCTGATGTTGATGCTGACGAGGCGCTGTTGCTTGCATTAGTGGCTGCTGTTGATGCTGTAGAAGCCGATGCTGCTGCGTTTGTCTCGCTAGTCCCTGCATTGGTTGCTGCACTCGTGGCAGTGGATGCAGAGGACGATGCCGATGATGCTGAGTTTGCTGCATTCGTTGCGGAAGTACTAGCATTACTTGCACTTGTTGATGCTGATGATGCACTATTGCTAGCGTTTGTTGCAGATGTTGATGCCGACGATGCAGAAGCTGCTGCGTTGGTTGCCGATGTGCTTGCTGCTGATGCCGATGTCGCTGCATCGCTAACTGCAGAGCCAATACTGGCTACTGAAGCGGCTGCGGATGATGCTGACGATGCTGCTGCAGTTGCACTATTTGAGGCATTCGTTGCTGCGGTTGACGCTGTTGATGCGGATGCTTGTGCTTGATTCTTAGATACTTCTGCGGCGTTGGCTGCGGCAGTGGCTAAAACTGCTTGACTAGAAGCATCATTTGTAGCATCTCCTGCACCACCGGGTCCTCGATATAAAGAAATAATATTCTCCTATATTTGTCTAAATACACTCGTTGAATGTAATTGGACAAACTCCCTAGCCGAAGCTAAGGAGCTTGAGTGCCTATATTAGGCGTTTACTGCGAGAACAAAACCAGCCTCTGGACGAACTGTCTTTGTACCAAACAAAGTGTCAGCGGTATAGAGGGTTGATAAATATTCTTGCTTGTACTGAGTCTGTGAACGAACACCAAGTTGCTCAGCAAATACCATAGTATCAGTATGGAACAAGAGAGCAGCTTTGATTGCATCGCCAACAGAGTTGTCGCCAGCGGTCTCAATAACAGGCATATTGCTCGATACATAAATATCGATGCCATATAGCTTGCCGATTTGACCATTCTGTACACCACGACCATCAACGAAATCAGAGCTGTTATAGCGGTCAACGCCCATGATTGCATTGCGGAGTGATGGAGGAATAGCAAACTTACGACCATCCATTGGAACATCAGCGTCGTCCATCAACTGGATGAGCTTACGGAAACCAGCATCGGTGAATACATCGGATGTGGTAACAGTATCTAATGCGTACAATGTTAAGCCAGTAGATGCATCGATAAAGTATGCGTTGCTGTGAACCCAGTCAGAAGCGTCGCCGTCGCCAAAGGACTTGCCTAAAGCGATGAGGGTGTCGTCAACTTTCTTAGCCAAAGCGTAACCAGCATCTTCAGTGTAGAACGAACGCAAAGAAGACAATGCTTGAGTCTCGACGATGTCTTCGATGAAACGGCTATACTCGAAGTGTTGGTCGATGAGAACTTGTACTTCGCTCTCGGTGTTAGCTTGGATGGTTACTGCAGTGTTAGCTGCTTTGGCTGCTGCTGTGCCACGAGTTGGCTTAGGAATATGCAGTGTGTCGCCTTTTTTGCCTTTGAAAGACATTTTACGGACGAGGTTTGCAAGAACTAAGTTTGCTTTGTATGCAGCGATGACTTCGTCACTCCAAATCTCTGGAATGAACTTGTCTGCTGCGGTTTTGTTAACGATAGATGTACTACCGCCGGGGTATGTTACTGCTGCCATGATTAATTTCCTTTATGAATTATTAAGTCTAAAATTACTTAACTCTCCCTTCGCTATAAGCCATCAAGATTTCATCCTGAAGTGCTTCATAACGACTAGGGTCGGTCAGTTTCAATTTAATTAGGTCTGCTCGACGATATACTTTCCTGCTAGTCTCACCAGCACCACCAACATCAACAGAGGCAGCCTTCATTGCTTGTTCTTGAGCTTTGCTTTCTACTGCTGCAGTTTGAGTCGTTTGAGTCTGCTGTTTGATTTGCTTTAGTTCTTTGTAAGTACTAAGCAACTCATCAGCGGCATCAAAGTCAAATTCTGCATCAGCTTTAGCAAACAAGTTCAGTCGAATCTTAGAAGATTTAACCCAATCTTGGAACCCAGTATCTTGTGCGATAGTGGTGAAATCGGGATGTTTAGCCGACAGTTGTTGTGCCGTCTTCATCTTCTTCATTTCTAGTGCTGCTTGTCTAGCTTCAATTACAGCAGGATGCTTCTCTACTTGTCTGTTGACAGCCTGTTTAGGGTCGACAAAAAAGTCTTCTTCAAGCGATTCTTCAATAGGCGCTGTTTCTTTTGTTCGAGCTTCGAGTTGTTGCTTTAAAAGCTGG